ATTTTTTTATCCGGGCTGGCTGTCAAAAGGGTATTTTTTTATCCGGGCTGGCTGTCAAAAGGGTATTTTTTTATCCGTCACGCCAGAATCTCGCCTGTCTCCTTGTCCACAAAGCTGATTCTAAGCTCGCAGTCCAAGGCGGCGGCGATTTTCTCAAGCTCGGAAACCTTGAATACGTTCCTCTTGTACTTGTTGTTCAGGTTCTGGGCGGTCTGTCCTGTCCGTCTCGCAAGCTCCGCCATAGAGATGTTGCCTCTTTTCACACAGGCGATTCTGATTGATTCCAGTATGCTCATATCAAAAATATACACTGTTTTTTATAGAAAATCTACAAAATAATTGAAAAAATATAAATAAAATTATACGAAACTGTTGACAATATATAAAAAAACGTGTATATTATAATCATCAGATGACGCTTCGTCTGACAGGGCGGTGAAAAATGGATGGCTAAAAGAAAGAAATGGTCAAGGGCTGAAAAGCTGGCACTGGTCGCGACAGTGATTGCAGCGGTTCAGACAGCCTTGACCGCCATTACTCTTGTTGTAATGGTGCTTTAGCAAAAAAGCGGGACGGTCTGAACAACCGCTCCCGCTTTGAATATAGATTTATTTAAAGGAGAATGTCAATATGACACGGTTTGAAAAGCTTACGGCTGCGTTTATAGGGCTGCAATGTCTGTCGGTTGTTCTGTCAGCCTGCACGCTCATTCTGCTTGCAATGCGTTAGGCTCTGGAAAGGGAACGCCAAAAACGGCGTTCCTTTTTTTGTCAGAACTGACTATATCCGTATGCAGTACGGGTTGTCATACATGGGAAGCAAGAACAAGATAGCGGAGTGGGTTGTCTCCCATTTTCCTGAAAAAAAGCATTTTTACGATTTGTTTGCCGGAGGCTGCGCGGTGACCCACTGCGCAATACTGAAACGCAAATTTGAAACATACACAGTGAACGACATCTCCAGAACGCCGGAGCTTTTCTTGGACGCTGTAAACGGAAAATTCAGGAATGAAAGACGCTGGATAAGCCGCGGGGATTTTTTTAGGCTCAAGGACACGGACGAGTATGTGAGAATCTGCTGGAGCTTCGGCAACAAAGGGAAAGATTATCTTTACTCAAGGGAGATTGAGCCGTGGAAGAGAGCCCTGCACTATGCGCGCGTGCTCGGCGACTTCTCGCTTATGGCGGGATTCGGAATAAAGACTGACGGCTCGGGAGTGGACATAAAAAGGAACGCGGCGGAATACAAGGAGAAATACATCAGATGGTATCTGAAGAACGTTCTGAAAAGCACGGCGGATTTTGAGAAGCTCCGTGAAAGTCTTAATGCAAAAATCAAGGACAATTCGGAAAGGCTGGAAAGGCTGCAAAGGCTGCAAGTTTTCCGGGGCGACTACCGGGACGTGAGGATTGAGCCGGATTCTTTAATTTACTGCGACATTCCGTATAAGAACACAACGAAGTACGCAGGCGGCGGGTTCGACCATGAGAGCTTCTATGACTGGGCGGAGAGGCAGAGCGAGCCTGTCATCATAAGCGAGTACGCTATGCCGGAAGACAGGTTCGAGAGGATAGACCGCATAGAAAAAAGAAGCCTCCTGAACGGCTGCGGTTCAAACTTGATCAAGGAAGAGGGGCTTTTTGTGCCAGGGGCGCAGATTGAGAAGGGAATTTTCAGGCGCCGGCAAGAATGTCGGCAGCTGGAATTGTTCTAGGATAAAAAAACTCCCGGTGATTCTATAAAACATCTTGAAAAGTTATTGACTAAAACAAGATGATGATATAATATAGAAACATCAGGAGGCAATTATGCAGAAGCGTAAAAAGAAAAAGCCACTGACGAACGGCGAGAAGATAGCCCTAGCAATGCTGATTCTCGAGCTGGTCAAGTGGCTTGTCGAACTTCTGAGGAAGTAAGACCCTGGGGGCGTCGCCCCCTTACTTTACGCTTATGCTAAGCAAAATAAAAAGGAGTGTCAACATGGAAGAAGAAAAGAAAGAAAGCAAGAGAAGAACAAAGCTCGACATCGCGCTCATTGTGTGCCTGTCGGTAAGCATTGCCTGCAATGTGGTTCAAATCGTTCTGCGCATAATTGAGATGTCAAGATGACAGATTCGGAGAATAAAAAAAATTGGGGCGGCTTCCGCGAGGGCGCGGGACGCAAAAAGCTCTCCGAAAGCGGGCGCGTCAAAGTCCAGATTGCGCCCCAGAAAGACGAGCTTGAGATGATAGACAGCGAGGCGGAGAAAGCCGGAATGAACAGGACGCGCTTTGTGGTCGAGTGCGTAAGGTTCTGGAAAGAAAGCCGCAGGTAAAAAAACAGCCTTCTGATATCAGGGGATTTCCCACAATGGGAAATCCCTTTTTTTTTATTCTTTTCTTGTGTATGGCTTCCTTTTGCTCCATGGAGTACACATTGCTCCACGGCGGCGCGCCTTTCCTCTGACTGTAGCGGCAGGAGGAAACTATGGCGGAAAAGAAGTCAGAAGCTAAGGAAACCCTGAGAAAGACGGGCGAGGAACAAAGCCGCGAGGCGCATTTTGACGACAGCGTGTGCGTGGTCATCCAGCGGAGAATCCGCTCGGCTCTCGGGGCGTACGAGGCGGGGCAGAAGGTCTTTCTTCCCGGCGGAATCGCGCGCGCTTTCATAAAGGACGGCCGTGCCGTGAGGGCGCATTAGATGAATTTCATAACGGCCGACGACCTGAAGCAGTACCAGAGGAAGTACACGGACAGCGAGGAGCAGGACGCGCTTGTGAAGACATACTGCGAGGCTGGAATGGAGGCGGTGCGCGGTTATCTGGGCTACAGCCCGGAGGCGGCGGAGTACACCGAGGAGCGGAGCGGAATGGACGGGCTCCGCCTCTCTCTATCCGCCCCGGTCGCGGAGATTCTCTCTGTGGCGGCTGACGGCGAGGAGCTTGACATCTCCCTCTTCATCGCCTCGGAGAACTATCTGAAATACAAGGAGCGGAACCTCTTCCGCTCCGATGTGCTCTACACTGTGCGCTACACAGGCGGATTTAAGGAAGTGCCGGCGAGGATAAGGACGGCGGCGCTTCAGGTGGCGAGCCTTTACTGGGAGAGCGCGGGCGGAAACCTCGCCGTCTCGTCAACGAGCTTCGCCGACACGGGAAGCCGCGTGTTCAACAACTGGCAGGCCGACCGCTTTCTGCAGGCTATCCAGGACTACAGGATTCTGAGGCTCTAGGGAGTCTATATGGGCGGAAAATTCATAGAGATAAGCGCGGACATAAGCGGGGCGCAGCAGGCCCTTGCCGGCACAAGGAAAAGCCTTGTCTCGATACGGAACAAGGTGCTGCTTATCGCCGGAAGCCACGCGCTCAAGGCGGTCAGGTCGGCGATAAGGACATCCGGGCTTAGGAAAAGGACAGGCGAGCTCCAGAAGTCCTACGTGAGAAAGCTCAACAGGCGCAAGGGCGAGGTGAACCTCTATCCTGTCTCGCTGGACAGGACGCGGACAATCTTCTCAAAGGCGCAGGCCCTTTCTTTCGGCGGAAAGTCGAAAAGGACAAGGTGGTCTCTCGCCGGGCGCGGATTCGTGGAGAAGGGCTGGCAGGCTGCCGAGGGCGGCTACCAGGCGGAGATTGACAAGATGATACAGAAGGAGCTCTCAAGATACTGGGGGAAATAGAGAATGGCAGGAAAGGCTGACATAGAGAAAATCATAGGCGCGGTGAGGGAATTCATAGCCGGGGACGTGAACGCGCTTCTTCCTGAGTACGCGGCGGACGCTGACGGCAGGGACTCTCCCCTGCCTGAGATAAGGCGGATTGTCCACGGCGCGGTGGACCTCTCGCGCTCCGAGGCGAGCGTCGTCTGCTCCATAACCGCTGGAAAGCAGACAGAGTACGAGGGCGCGGACGCGGGGATAGCGGAGCACGTCTTCGACACAGAGATTACTGTTGTCTTCCTGTGCGCTGACGCTCCGTATCCGCTTCTTGTGTCCCGGGCGTGCCGGTACGCGAGCGCGTTCAAGCAGGCGATGCTCGCCCGGCCGACTTTCGGCGGCGCGTTCACCGGAAGCGGCTTCGGCTCGCTAGAGATTGACTATGACGCGGGGGCGACCGGCGGGCAGATGACGGCGGGAATCGTCAGTCTGACTGTAAGGGCGGACTGCCTTTAGGCGGACAACACCAGACGGAGGAAAAAGAGAATGAAAATCAACAAGCTCGCAGACGGCGAGCAGCTCAAGAAATACCACGTGGCGCTTCTTCTGAACAACGGAACGGCGGCAGAGCCGGACTGGATCCAGATTGAGAAGTCAACGGACAACACAATCACGATGAACGCGGAGACTGAGGACAGGGACTTCATCACCGACACGAACCCGACGACAATCCTCACGAAGTACAAGCCCTCGATGAGCGAGCCTGTCACCCTCTACAAGGGCAACCCGGACTATGAGTTCTTCTGGAAGAAGTTCTACAAGCGGGCGGTCGGCGCTTCGGCGGAGACTGAGATTCTCGTGGTGTTCATGAACGAGGAGCCGGCGGACGGGAAATACGAGGCGTGGAAGTGCTCGTGCGTGTGCGTGTGCGACAGCCTCAACCCTGTGGACTCCACCCTCACGTTCACAATCAACTTCAACGGCACAATCCTTGACGGCACTGTGTCCGTTGACGCTGTTTCCGGCAAGCCGACATTCACTGAAACTGCTGAAGGCGAGTGATGAGGCTCTCAAAAATGGAGCTTCCGTCCGCGGTTAGCGTGGGCGGAAAATTCTACGCGGTGCGGACCGGGCATCCGTGGTGGTTCCGCTTCGCCGAGGTTGTGAGGGAGAAAAACGCGCTCCTCTCCGACCTTGACTTCATCTATGACGGCGAGGTTCCGGCGGACAGGAAAGAGGGCTTCAAGGCGCTGTGCGCTTTCTACCAGCCGGAGACTGAGCTTCCGAGAAAGTCGGGCGGAAGCGGCGGCGATACCGTGCTTGACTACACGGCGGACGCTGAGCTTATCTTCGCCGGAATTCTGGAGCAGTACGGGGTTGACCTCTTCGAGCGCGAGGTGCACTGGCACAAGGTGCTCGCGATGATTTCGGGGCTCCACTCCACGAGGCTCAACGAGATAATCGGCTACCGCCTCTACAGGAAGCCCGCGCAGGGCGAGAGCTACGAGCGGAATATGGAGAGGCTGAAAAGAATGTGGCGGATTGAAAGCGAAGAGGAGAGGGAAGAGGCGGCCAAGGCCGCCGAGCGCGAGCGGGAATTTTTCGCGAAACTTAGAAAATAGAAAGAGCGTCCAGTAACGGACGCTCTTTTTTTTGTGATAACTGCCGCAATGATTCCAACTACCATATTTAATCTCCTCGCGCTAGAGGCGAGGCTAAAAGATGTTCCCGAACTGGTCGCCGTGTTCCCATTTGTCGTTTTTGTCAAAATAACTGTAGGCGATTTTTATCAGAACTGCCGTGACAACGATAGAAATGATTCCAATTATCATAATCCGCCTCCTTATGGCTAGAAAAGAGTTCCCCACGGGGTTGTTCCGCCAAGCTCGTCCTTGCTGTCAAGCCATTTATATAATGCCCTGAGAACTACAGCCGTGACAACGATAGAAATGATTCCAATTATCATAATCCGCTCCTTTTCTTGAATTTTACACTGCGCTGACTGTAAAGGCAAGGAAAATTTATGTCAAAGAAAACAAGCGCGAACATAAAGATAGTTGCGAACACAAAGGAAGCTGCGGACGGAATAAACAGAGTTTCCGGGCAGCTGTCAAAACTTGAAAAGCAAGGAAAGTCAGCGGGCGCAAAATTTGCGCAGCTAGGCGCCGTTGTCTCGGGCGTTCAGGCGGCTTTCTCATTGGCTTCCGGCGCGATAAAGAGCGTCTCCTCGGCGGTGGGGGAAGTCATAGAGGCGTACAAGACGCAGGCGACCGCCGAGACACTCCTTGAGACAGCAGTCAGGAACAACCCTTATCTCCGCGACGAGTCAGCCGAGAGGCTGAAGAGCTTTGCGTCTGAGCTCCAGCAAATCGGGACGGTCGGGGACGAGACGCTCATTCCGATGATGGCGCAGCTTGCGAGCGCGGGGCGGTCTGAGCAGGAGATAATGGACATCATGAGCGCGTCCCTTGACGTGGCTGCGAGCGGAACGATGTCGCTTGAGAGCGCGGTGCGTAACCTTAACAAGACCTACTCGGGAATGGCAGGCGAGCTCGGCGAGGCGATGCCGCAGGTGAAGAATCTCACAAAGGAGCAGCTCAAGAGCGGCGAGGCTGTTAAAGTCGTGGCAGACGCGTACAAGGGAATGGCGGAGAAGGTCACGCAGCAGGTGGGCGGAGCGAAGCAGCTCAAGAACGCGTGGGGCGATTTCCTGGAGGTTTTAGGGAAGCCGATAAACGCGATTCTGAACCCTATCCAGATAGGATTCGCCAGCTTCATCTCCAAAATCACAGGCTTTGTGCAGACGGCTCAGGACAAGTGGAACAGCCTGCTTAAAATGGTGTCGGGCGAAAGCAAGAGCCACGAGAAGCCCGAAATCAACTACATTGTGAATTCCGACGACATCGACGAGGCGCAGAAAAAAGTGGACGCGCTTAAAAAGAGGCTGGAGGACCTGAAAAAGTCGGTGGCGGGCGCGGGCGTGGCTACCGGCGACGAGGCGCGGAAAGCCGCCGAGAGGGTCCTTTCGGTGAGCGAGGCCTATCAGCAGCTGGCGAAGAACGTTGAGAGAGGCAGAAAGGCGAACGAGCTTCTAGGCAAGGTGCTGGAGAAGACGGGCGAGGACGGAAAAGTAACAGCGGAAATCTGGAAGTCTCTCTCCGGCGAGGAGAAAGCGGTTCTTGAAATGAATCACATAAAAAAGGGAGATTCCGCGTCCAAAGTCCGGCAGGTGATGAGCCAGAACGAGGCCCTTGTCAAAAACAGCCTTAATGCCATGGAAGAGGCAATCAGCACGACTGTGAACAACGGCGTGAAAGGCGCGGCGCAGTCGCTAGAGGGGAACTTCAACAAGATCAAGGACAAGCTTATTGACGCGCAGCTTGACCTTGAGGCGAAGCAGGAGAAGCTCGCCAAGCAGGAGAAAGAGGCGCGCGACAAGGAGGCGGCGGAGAAAAAGGCGGCGCGCGAGGCGGAGCTGTCGCATATAACCGAGTACGGGCAGAAGCTCACGGAGCAGGTCCGGGCGAACGCGGAAAGCCAGAGGCAGGCGATGGCGGACGGAATGCAGGAGACGTTCGACTACAGCTCGTATCTCTCTGTCATAAAGTCGTCATACCAGCAGCTTCTCTCCGAGTCCGGGACGCTCGCGTTCGACGAGTCGAAGGCGGCCGCCAAGTCGTTCCTCGAGGAGATGATAGCCCTGTACAAGAAGACGCTAGCCGAGCAGGCGGAGCTTGAGAAAGACCCTGCGGCGGCAAGAGAGGCATACGAGGCGCTCTCAAAGGAGATGAAGGAGCTTGCCGGAAACACGGAGCTTCCGGCCGTGCAGCTGAAGGAGCTTGCAAAGGCGGCGATTAGCCAGGCGGAGACACAGCTCGCGCTTCTCGACCCGCAGACAGAGGGCTACCAGAAGCTCGCGGACGCGATTGCGGCGGCGAAGGAGCAGATGGAGAATTTCGGCAAGGGCACGGAAAAGACGTGGGGCGACATGGATACCATGGCCAAGACCGAGTTTGTCGTGTCGCAGATGAGCGCCCTTGCATCGGGCGTGTCGGATGCCCTGTCGCTCACGTCTGAGACAATGCAGAACCAGACGGACGCGGACCTCTCGAAGCTCGAGAGCGCGTACAAGAGGGGCGAGATTTCCGAGGAGGAGTACTACGCCAAGAAGGAGCAGATAGAGAAAGATGGCGCGAAGAAGAAGTACAAGGTGGAGCTTGCCAACTGGGCGACAAATCTTCTTATGACGCAGTCGAGCGCGGCTCTCGCAATCGCGAAGTGCTTCGAGCAGGGGCCGATCCTGGGGTCTATATCGGCGGCGGTGATGGGAATAGCCACGGCGGCGCAGCTCGCGGCGCAGATAGCTGCGAAGCCTGTCCCGCCGTCTTTCGCGTCGGGCGGAATCGTGCAGGGGAATTCCTACTCAGGCGACAACGTGCGCGCCAACGTGAACTCGGGCGAGATGATACTCAACGCGAGGCAGCAGCGCGAACTCTGGGAAGCCGCCAACGGAAACGCGCGGGCGGGCGGGGCCGTGTTCAACATAAGGGTGAACAACGAGGCGGGGGACGTGGCGAGCGCGGGAGTTGTCACCAGCGCGGACGGCTTCACCGTGGCGATAAAGAAAATTGTAAGCGACGCAATGGCCGGCGGCGAGCTGAACGACAGCTACCAGACAATGCGCGCGAACATCTACGGACGGAGGATTACAAGCTGATGAAATCGTGGCCTGAGAAAGTGAACAGGAAAGCCTACGGGCTTGAAATCTCAATGGGTAAGAACTATACGGAAGTGTCGTTCGAGGCGGGGACAAAAAGAAGAGTCCTGAACGACCTGAAAGCGCGGAAGAAGTACACTTTCAAGATTGACATGGACGACAAGCCCGGCGACACGGCGAGCGAGTACAAGGTTTTCCTTTACTGGTTCGAGAACACGCTCCATTCCGGGGCTGAAAGCGTGTCGTTCACGGACTTCGAGAACCCGGCGGCGGAAAAGGAGTATTTCTTTGACGGCTCGCCGGGCGCGAGCGGGCAGGGGCACAAGGTCGTTTCAATCACGCTGGAGGAAGCATGACAGACTCCGAGCTTTTCGAGCTTCTCACAAGCAAGTCGGGCGGATTCTCGCTTCCGGTGCTTGTCTCAATAACAGACGGCGAGACCGAGCTTCGCTACGTGAACTCGCGCGACGACGTGGTTATGGGCGGCAAGACGTACAAGGCCGAGGTCTTCCAGTTCTCCGCGAGCGCGGATGTCCTGGGATTCTTCGGCGGCGGAACGCTTGAGATAGCGCGCACGTTCGATGTCGTCTCAATCCTTGAGAGGAACGACACAGTGACAATCAGCGTGAGGGGGATTCTCTACAACGGCGAGGCGGTGGAGCTCTACGGCTACACGTCAAGATACTGCAAGGCGGTGTTCTCCAAGTCCACGGTGAAGATAACGCTGGAGAAGGACGACCGCCTCTCTCTCATGTTCCCGGCCACAGTCTTCACGGCGGCGAACAACCAGGGGAACGCCTAGCCTCTTTCTTCCGCTGACTGTAACGGCATGGAAGAAATCAGATACGAGGATTTGCTCTGCGTGCCGTTCAGAAAGGGCGGGCGCTCAATGGACGGCATGGACTGCTACGGAATCTGCATCGAGCTTTGCAGGCGGTGCGGAAAGACGCTTCCGGACTTCACGACATACAATCAGATAACACCAGAAAACGACTCAGAAAAGCGCGCGGAGTTCAGCGACCACGTGCGCGAGATTCCGTCGCCTAGGAAGCACGCGCTTGTGGAGTATCTCAACTCAGACAACGAGATACACATCGGCTTCATGCTCGACGAGCGGATGTACATACACGCGACGGCGGGCGGGGTCCGCGTGACACCGCTCTTCGCGCTGAAGAATCCCAAATTCTACGAGGTCATAAGATGAAGGCTCTTGTTTACCGCGACTTCTCCGAGAGCTATGAGGAGAAAGAGATTGAGGCAGGAAAGATAAGGGACGCTCTGCCGGGCTTCTGCAATGACAGATACGCCGTCATCGTGAACGGAGCGCGCAGGGCTGAGGACTACGAGATAAAGGACGGCGACGCTGTGATTGTTCGCGCCGTTCCGCACCTGACAGGGCTTGCGATAGCCTCGCTTGTCGTCGCCGGAGCAGCCGCGATAATCGGCGGAGTGGCGGCGTACAAGGCGAAGAAGCAGGCGCAGAGGGCAAAGGAGGAGGCGGACAAGCTCGCCGAGTCGCTGAAGAACTCGGGCGGAAGCGTGGACGCTGACCCGACAATGCCCGGAGCGTCAAACACCGTGGCGACAGGAAAGACGCAGCCTTTTGTGATGGGAAGACGCCTGTGGACCCCGTACTTCCTCGCCGACGAGTGGGACGAGATGCGCGGCACTTACTGGCAGGAGGCCGTGAGCGACACTCTCCACGCGAGAATCACGCTCTCTTTCTCTGCCGTCGGCTACGAGTACGACAGCTGCGGGGAAATCAGCTCGACTGAATACAACGCGTCATTAAAGATAGAGTTCCTCTCAGACTGGCCGGCACGTCGCGACGTGGGCATAAGGTACGGAAGCCACTACGACGACTACACAATCACGCTCGCGAAAGGCGAGGCGCGGAAGAAAGGAGACATCATAACGGCGGAATTCTCCGATGTGAACCGCCACCGTACGGACATACGAGTTGACGGGAACCGCTACACGCTCGACTGCGGCCCGTTCTCGCAGAAAAGCGCCGGCAGCGTGGACATAAGTCAGGGCATAATCTGCGGGGCGCACTACGAGAAGGACAGCACGGAGCGGAACTACCGCGTTCTTCAGGCGGGATTCGCGGACCAGGCGATTGAGGAAATCCGCGCGGACGACGAGGTTCTTGTGAAGTTCAATCCGCCTGCGACAAGCGCGGACACTATCGTCTCGTCAACCCTCTTTCCTGACAGCCGCGTTGAAATCCGCGAGAACGGCGAGCCGTTCGCAAACGAGAAGTTCGGCTGGAAAATGGACGTGCAGGAAACCGGGACAGAGCTGAAGCTCGCGGACGACGAGAGCTACGCCGACCTTGACTATACTCTGCCGGTCAACACAAAGGCGGTCTACATTCCGCTGGAGTTCCCGCAGGGGCTGTACGACACGAACGACGACGGAAGCCGGAAGAACAGGAAGATAGAGACTCTAGTCCAGTATTCAACAGACGGCGGCGAGACATACGGGAAGCTCGGCACGCAGTTCGGAAAGGACGGCGCGATAGAGATGAACGCGCGCACCGACCTGTACTTCATTCTTGACCACACGTTCACGGACGCGGAGGTCGTTCAGGCTGCCAAGACCTCGACCCCGATAAAAATCAAAATTTCCTGCCTCACGAACAAGGCTGACAACGCCTGCGACTCAATGCAGATTGTGAAAATCCGCTCGCGCCTTATAGACGAGAAAAAGGCGCGTAAGAATGGCGTAGTTGAATACGCTCCGCTCCTCGACGCGAAGATTGACGCTCTCAGCGTGAAAATCGGGCTCTGCCTCAAGGCAACCGCCACGAACAAGGACAAGGCAAGTAAAATCCAGATTGTGACCTGCGGAATGGCCCGCGTATGGGACAAGACATCAAGGGAATGGAGCGAAGAGAAAAAGGCGACAAGAAACCCGGCGGCGTGGCTTCTGGAAGTTCTCACAAGCAGGACGCACCCGGCTTCAAGGCTGAGCGACGGCGAGATCGACCTTGAGAGCCTCGGAGACTTCTACGAGTACTGCGACGAGAACGCGCTCAACATCGACCTTGTAGTCTCCACAGGCGACACAAAGGAGAACATTCTCAAGAAAATCCTTGAGACAGGAAACGCCGGGCTTTACCGCTCGATATACGGAAAGCTCGCGGTCGCAATCGACGACAGGAAGGCAAACGCGGTCGCAATCCTGAACCAGCAGAACCTTATCAGCTTTTCAGCTGAAAAAAATCTTACAAGGAACGTTGACGGCTACCGCGTGACTTTCACTGAGAGCGGCTACTGGAAAGAGGACACGCAGGTCTTCATGCGCGACGGCTCGGACTACGCGGATTCCCCGGCGGACGTGCAGATTGAGGAGCTTAAAATTGACAGCTTCACGGCGGACAGCGAGAAAGGCGACTTCTCGCAGGTGTACAAGTCCATACGGCGGAAGATAAACGCGGACATCCTGCGCGCCCACACGTTCACGCTTGAAATAGGCAAGGAGGGCTACTTCTTCCCTCTCTTCTCGAAAATCAAGATTCAGCACCCGGCGCTCTACACAGGGCTTGGAAGCTCCACTGTAAAGCGGCTGATTGTATCGGGTCAAAAAATCATAGCGCTTGAGCTTTACTCTCCTGTACAGTATTCAGCCGGTGGGAGATACGGGGCTGTAATCCAGTGCGTGAACAAGAATTACTCAAGAATATTAAACGCTGAGTACACGGCGGAAAGCGGGGAAAGCGCGGTAATAAACCTTGTGAACCCGATTCCAGTCTCCGCGGAGACAGTCCCGTCCGCCGACAATATCCTCTCGTTCGGGCTTCTTTCCGATGACGGCTCGTTCCAGACAATCACAAGCGAGATGACGGTGACAGAGATAAGCCCGACAACGAGCGGCTACAGGCTCACAGGCGTTGACTACTCGGACGCTCTCTTTGACTACGGCTCGATTCCGCGCTACAGGTGCAATCTCTCAAAGCCGCGCGGCTCGCTCGGAACACAGCCGCTCACGAACGACGACCTCCTGAAGAAGACGGACGAGATAAAGGGCGAGCTTGAGAAGCTTGTCTCTGTTGATGTTGTCAACTCCGGCCAGTCTCCGGCGGATGTATTCTCCTGCCTTGGAATCGCCGAGAAGGACGGAATCACGCTCTCCGCTGTCGCGGGCGGAAGCACAATCTTTGACAACGTAAAAAACTTTGTCTACCAGATTTCGCGCGACGCTGGAGAGACATGGCAGGACGTTGACGGCGAATACTATTCATTCGACCGCACAAAGGACGGCTACCCGGAGAAAAGCGCGCTTGCAAACTACCAGATACGCTCAAAGGCGAAAAACTCCTATAATGTTCTTTCAGAGAACTGGAAAGAGGGAAGCATATCAGCCTCATCAAACTACAAGACTTGGATTCTCTCCGCTCCAAAAGTCTCGGCAAAGGCCTACGAGGGAAGAATTGAAATCTCCTTGAACGATGAAACAAACGCGAATGTCTGGGGATTCAAGAGCTACTCGCTTAGCTACACGGACGCAGGCGGAAAATGCAAAAGCGCGCTTGTAAAGAAAGACGACTGGAATTATACGCTCCCGATTGCGGGGCTTTGCCTTGAAAAATCGGACATCGCCAGAATCACGTTCACGGCGAAAGTGAGCACGGAGGCGGACGCGGAGACGGCGCAGTGCAATGCGGACACATCGGAGTATCTCACGTATGTTCCGAGCGTTCCTGAAATCGCGCTGAGCGTGAGCGGGCGGAGCGTGGCTCTCTCGTTCTCGCACAAGGAATTCTATGAATTTTCAGGCTACGCGCTCCAAATCTCGAAGGACGGGAAGAGCTGGTTCTCATACGGCGAGGACGACTACGACCGGGACAGCGAGGACAAGTGGAAAGGCGAGGCGGACGGAAGAACCGGGATTCCGGGAAGCTACAAGGCGTTCTTTCTTTCGCTTGAGGGCGAGACAGAAAACACTCCGCAAAGCACGGGCTACTACTTCCGCGCGCTCTCATACGGAGCGGAAGCAGGCGGACAGAAGAAAGAGAGCGGCTGGAGCGGCGCGGAATACGCGCTTGCGGCGGCGACGCTCGCGCGCGACATCGTGGCGAACGCGATAACGAACAACAAGCTCGCCGAGGGCGCGGTTACGGCGGACAAGATAGCGGCGGGGACAATCACCGCGGACGAGCTTTACGCCGGAGACCTTGCGGCTGGCGGAGCGTCTTTCGGAAAAATCACCTCCGGCGGAAACGGAATCTCAGGCGACGCGAACAACTTCTGGGACCTGGAGAAAAACGAGTTCCGCGTAGGAAACGACATCAGCCTCGAGAACACGGAGACCGGGCTTCCAAAGGCGGACAACAGCAACGCGTGGTACTTCCACTACAAGGAGAGCTTCGGCCTTGCGCTCTCGCTCGCCAAATTCGTTGTGACGTCGATAGCGTCAATCATAAAGGGCGTGTTCAAGATACAGACGAACGCGGGCGCGGACTTCGTGAGGGTGAACCCGGAGAGCACGGAGCAGGACGGCATAGCCGCAAAGACTTTCAATGTTGACGGCACGGTGAGCGCGACCAACGTCAAGGCCTCGGCAGTTCTGAGCGGAAACAGCATATCAAGCGACACACAGATAACCGCAAAGAGCGGCATAACCGCCGGGGGAAAAGTCTCCGCCTCAGACCTGATAGCGTCGGGGAAGTCGGCCGTGCGCTCCAACATCTCGCAGACGGTAGCCTGCGGCTCAAAGCCGGGGCAGTACGCGCATCTTGCCAGCATCTCAATCAGCGCGAAAAAAAATATGGACGTGATGTCAAGGTTCCTCTTCATAAACACAAGGTGCGGAGACGAGGCGCAGGCGGTCATATACGTCGCAGGAAGATGGGGCAAGGACAAGAACATAATGCGCGCTCCGCAGATACTCATACAGTGGGCTGGCGGCTCGGCGTACAGCGCGGACTTCACCTCGAACCTTATCCTGCGCTACACAATCACGGACGACACGATGAGCATATGGCTGTACGCGAACTACAACATGTTCAACAGCGTATACAACACGTTCGTGCTTATCGGGCTTGACGGAAGCGCGGCAGACTACGGACGCAACTACACAGCCGACAGCAGGGGGTGGAATTTCAGCCCGTTCTGGACGGACACGCTCCAGGGCGAGAAGCAGGGCAACGTGTCTTTCACATCCGCAAAGTTCGGCACAGTCCACGCGAGCCTCGACGGAACCGCGAGCAGGGCGACCGGCATTCCTTATACAGGCGAAAATGACAGCTGTATCTCAGCCCAGCAGCAGTCAAAGTCGTTCAACAACTCGTCGGCCGAATGGGCAAGCTACATAATCTGCAACCACGGCAACGGAAAAAGCTACTATCACCAGATGATACGGCTTCCGTTCTTCTCCGACACTCCGCAGCTTCAGAGGCGCGTCTCAGGCGCTCTTCAAGGCTGGAGAAATTTCGCTATGGAGGGGAACTCAGTCAGCTTTAAAGGCTTGACAGCCTCGTCCGCGACAATAGGCGGGCGCGCCGCCATAACCGGCACGACAAGCACGGACTCAAACGGAAACCTTGTCCTGAACCTGTACACGAACTAGGGCAAAAAGCCCCGGAACTGTTCCGGGGCTTCTCCTATGCGTTCCTGACAAGCTGGATAATGAACTCGGTGAGCCTCATTCCCGCCTTTTCCGCCTTTTCCTTGAACATCTCAAGCTCGGACTCTGAAACCCTTATCCCTATATTCCGGTCGCGCTTCTCGTCTCCAAGAAGAGGCCGCCCTGCGCCAGCCCGGATTCCGCCCCGCGCGTTTTTCTTAATGTCCATAGAATTCTCCTAAAGAACAAAGATTATTATAAAATTCAAGGCGATTACCGCCATGCTGACCAAAAGTATTTTTCTGAAACCCATTTGACACCACCTGCAAAACTGGACTAGTATTAGAGGCGGGGAAGTTCCAGTTCCCCGCCATTGAATTATCTCAGAAGCTCTTCAAGAACTTTGAGAAAACCGCTGATTGCTGTTAGCAGGGACGCTGCCGCAAGCATAAGCCCTGTTATCAGCTCAATCAGTGTTTTCTTTCTTTTTCCCATTCCATCATCACCTCCTCACCAGCGAAGCGTCATCTGATGTTTCTATGTTATCCTGTCTGAATGATTATGTCAAGCAATATTCAAAAAAAATACGGGCAAAGCATAAGGCCGCGCTTTTTTTTTCCGCGTTTAAGAAGCGTCCCTTTTCATGGACGCTTTTTTTTTATGTCTGACTGTACGCGCATGGGATATGAATGGAGCTTCGGCTCGCAGCCTTATGTGAACGGCTCGGCTATAAAGGACATCAGGATAAACGGCAAGCTGCCCGATGAGGTCTATTGCAACGGAAAGCTTGTGGGAAAGGTCAAGAAGGATGTGTCAGTCAGCGGCTACAGGTGCTGCCTCTCAGTCACAAGGAGGTGGACCGAGACATGGGAAACCGATGCGGAGTACGACAGCTGCGGCTTCCTGATAAAGGATTCCGTCCCTATGCGCACGTACTACGCGGAATGCCAGTACTACGCGAGAATCGCCGTGTCCGGATTAGACACGCCTGGAAAGCGCATATCGAAGATAGAGTGGGGGAAATACGACGGCAAGAAAAAATACAAGTCAGGCACAATCAATCTGCCTGAATACAGGGACTACTATATCCCGACATCAGTCCGTACGGAGGGCTTGAAAGACGAGGAGGACACCGGCACGGAGGACTGGAACTTCAATTTCTCCGTGAAGCACCACTTCAAGACAGAGGCGACCGTGACATTCACCGACGGCACGAGCCAGCACGCCAAGGACGGCAGTCACTCAGACACCTACACCAGATTCCATGGCTTAAGCCCCAGTATTGGCTTTTATAATCAAGGAACTTCTCATTACACAATATCAAAGCGCGTATAAGGAGGCTATTCAGCAATGCGCATAAGATCGCTCTCGTACAATGACGGCTTCGACTGCCGCGTGAAATGGCGGATGACCGACACCTGCAACTACTCGTGCCCGTACTGCGCGCGCGGGAAAAACCTTGCGGCGTACAGCGCGGAGTCAGTCGCGTCTGAGAACGCCGCCCTCGCCGCCACGGCGGAGAAAATCAGCGCGCTTCTCTCGAAGTCCGGGTTCAAGAAAGTCAAGATTGACCTTATCGGCGGCGAGGTGTCGCTTCTTGACCTTGAGTCCATCCTCTCCAGAATCACGGCGGAGAATGTGGCGGAGTACAACATCACGACGAACCTCTCGAAATCCGCGGACTTCTACATCTCGCTCGCCTCGAAATTCCCCGTGTCTATGACGGCGAGCCTGCACGAGAGCGAGGCGGACTTTGACGTGTTCTTCGCCAAGGCGGAGAGGATTAAGGCCTCCGGGGCCCTGAAAGGCTTCAAGTGCGAGACTGTCTCGTGCGCGGACAACCAGGAGACGGTCGGGAAGTTCATAGAGAAGTGCGGGGAGCTGGGGATTGACTTCATAGTCGACCGCGACAAGAGCGCGCCCGCCCCGTCGATGGAGATAGCAGCCAGGCGCACGGGCGAAAGCGAGCTTATAAGCGCGGAGTTCACGGACGGCACAAGCCGCGTCTTCAAAAGCAAGGCGGAGCTTCTGGGCGTTTTTCTGGGCTACACGTTCACCAAGGGAAGATTCGCCTACACGAAAGGGCTTCGCTGCACGAACTCCGAGGACTATCTTTATATCGACAAGCACACGGCGGTGGGGCGCAGAAAGGACGGCGGAAAGTGCGCGGAGCGCATGCCGGTCGATGAGTTCGAGTTCCTGCCGGCGGAGAAGTGCAAGGTTGACTTCTGCTCTCTATGCGGCCGTTTCCGCCTCTACACAGAGGACGGCGATGAGCTTCCGGAAAGCCGCCTGGCTGAGGCGGGCGCGGAAGACGAGACAGAAGACGATGAGAGCTCAGGCGACTTCGGCGAGGACAGCCGCGTTGAGTCCATGACAGCCCCGGCGGAAGACGCTGAATCGTCAGATTCCGAATCCTCTGAAGCCGAAAATTCCGGGTCTGAATCTTCCAGGTCCGGCGGTTCTGGAATCTGACTGTAACGGCATGAACGACGACGCAATGGTTTCTGAAATGTACTCGATGATAAAAAGCTCGGCGGAGAAGTCCGCGCGGATCGAGGCGACGCTCTCCTTTATGGACACGCGCCTCGAGAAGACGGAAACGCTCATTGCCAAGATGAGCGACACCCTCAACGAGCAGCGGCGCATTGCCGACAAGGTGGACTCTCTCCAGAAAAGGCTTCTGGAGAATTCCGCGCGCCTTGACGCATTGGAGAACAGGAGCGTCTCTTTCATAAGAAAATACGCGCAGGTCTTCCTGACCGCGCTTGTGACTTCGGCGGCGGGATTCGCCGCTGTGAAATGGGGGCTTAAATGACTGACTTCATTCAGGACAGGACAGAGAAATGGGCGGCTGAGAAGATGAGAAAGTTCACTTCCAGCCTGTGCCTTTTCTACTGCTATCTCTACTGCGCGGGGACGGAGTTCACCGGCGAGAAGGACGCGTTCGACACGGCGGAGCGGATGCGGCTGCGCGGAATTCTCGCGGACGACGGCACGGTTCTTGACGGCCCGCGGCTTCTGGAGACTTTCTCGGGCAGACGGTGGACTGTGGAGAAGGTGGACGTTGACGAGAACTCGGTGAAGGACCTGAAGGCGACAACGCCTGTAAGGTTCGACTACAACGGGCACTCGCACTGGGTCGTGATGAGCCACGGAGACATCGTGTTCGACCCTATCGAGAACTCGCAGTGCGTCAAGTTCGGAAAGCCGAGAAGCGCGCGCGTTCTTGGCTGGAAGCAGTGAGAAAAAATCAGGAGGAAAATATGAAGATTAAGGCTTTCGGGGCTAAGGTGCTGTCTAAGGCGGCTATGGTTTTCTCTTCCCTGTGGATTGCGTCTCTCACAATCCTGAAGGGATTCGGAAAAATCAACCTTGACATCGGGACAATCATCAGCTCGGGCGTGGCGATTACGGCGGTCTGGACTCCGACTTTCGTCTCGATTGTGACCGACAAAATCAAAGAGAAAGTATGAGGATAAGGGATGCGGCTAAAGTTTTTCTTGGCGGCGTTCTCGCTTGTCTTTCTTGCGTGCTCGCCCTTGTTCTCGGAAAAAGGCGTGGAGCTGACGCAGGCGGAGTACACGCAGATAATCCAGAACATGATGACTGCGCAGAAAGCCTTGACGGAATCGGAGAATGCGCTGGCGAGGCAAGAAGAGCAGCTGCGGACGCTAGGAAGTCAGTTGAGGAGTCAGTCCGAATACTGCGCGAGGCTGAGGCAAGGTCAAAGGAATAGGCTTGTGCTCACGGGCGCGCTTTTCTTCTGCCTCGGAGTTGTCGGCGGAACTTTTGCCGTCGGCGCGCTCTCGCCTTAGGTTTTGCTTTTCATCCGCCCCCGGATTTTCGCTCCGGGGGCTTTTTCTTTGTCTTTTCTTATTTTCTAAGCTGAATTTTCTGGTACCTGAAATGGTTACTTTTTCAGAATAATTCTAAATAAACTCTAATAATTCATTTTAAGCGGAAAAAATTTAAAATTCTCTTGCAAATCTTTGCAATGCAAATAATAATCACGTCTTGGATAAGCCAAAATAAACCAAAATAAGCGTGGTTAATTCGTTGTATTATAAGGAATTAGGCGATTCGGGACGTAGAGGTCCCCGGTTCGAATCCGGGCTGCCCGATTCCTTGTAAATCCTTGCGTTGCAAGGATTTATTTTTTGGCTTACCTGACGGTTTCGTCTGAAAACCGCCTACGTTTTTTAAAAATGGCTCAGAGTTACCTGTTGGTTACTTATGCGACAGGTCTGGAATTCTGCGCCTTGCGGGTAAGCCTATGAAATCATCTTTCCCATTCATTCTGAAGAAGCGCGCCGACAGAAAAGGCGTGTACTACGTTTCATTCAAAAGTCCTATCGACGGAAAAATCACATCGACAAGAAGCACCGAGACAACCGACAAGAACCGCGCCACACAGCTTGCGTTCGAGTGGTACAAGAGCGGAGTCCCTGAGAAGACCGGGGACGGAAGAAAGTCCGTGGACTCGCTCGCCGTGATAAGCGCGGTGAGGAAGGACAGCCTTTCCGATGTCGCGCTTGACGAGCTTCTGCGCGAGATTGAGAGGCGCACCGGCGACAAGATAAGGCGGATTCCGAAAAACTCCAAGGGCGCGGTGAACGCCTACCAGTTCATGCTCGACTTCTGGGACTGGGAGAAGTCGCCGTACATAAAGGAGAAGCTCAGGAAAAGCCACAGGATAGGAAAGCCCCACGTTCTAAGGCAGCAGAGCAGCGTCCGCAGGTTCTGGAAGAAAATCCTCGAGAACAAGACGCTCTGCGAGATAACAAAGCAGGACATCTGGGACTTCATCGACAGCCAGGAGGACGACCCGGCGAGCTTCCAGACGAAGAACGACAGGGTGCGCGCCGTGACCACCGCGCTTAACTGGGCTTTCGAGCGCGAGTACATCGACAAGGACATCTCAAAGGGATTCGTCTTCTTCTCAGGCACATACAATGAGCGGGCAATCCTCACGCCGGAAATGGCGGAGGCTTTGTTCTCGTTCCAGTGGGACGATGCGCGGGCAATGCTCGCGAACGCGGTGGCGATGTGCACAGGAATGCGCTCGGCGGAGATTGCGTCTCTCCAGCTTCAGGACATCGGGCGGAACTGCCTCTATGTGCGCCACTCGTGGAACGCCAAGGACGGTCTCAAATGCACGAAGAACGGAGAGAGCAGGCGCGTTCTTCTTCCTTTCCCCAAGATAACGGGCGCGCTCAAGAGGCTTGCCGAGGCGAACCCATACGGCGGCGGAATGGAGCGGTTCGTCTTCTGGGCGACGATTCCCGGAAAGCCGCTGGACCCCGACACTTTCCTTAAAGGCCTCAGAAAGTCGCTTCTAAGAATCGGGGTGGCGGAGGAAGAGACGATGAAGTACACGTTCCACGCGTGGCGGCACTACTTCGCCACCTATATGAAGGACCGCGTGAGGGACAGCGCGCTCCAGAAGCAGACAGGACACAAGGACATCTCCGTGCTGGAGCACTACGCAAGCCACGGCACAAGCGAGGACGACGAGAAGATGATGTCGGCGCAGTCGGAGCTTTTCGGAAAGGCTGTCTCGGAGATTCCAGGAATAGAGATTGACGAGCGCGCGCTCTACGCGAACGTGAAGAACGTCTTTCTTGACAAGCGCGGAATGTACGAGCACTCAAGGCAGGAGAGATAGGGCAAGACGCGCCTTTTCCGCCACGGACATAAAAACACACGTCCAAGGGCGGAACGTCGCGTTAAAACCAATCCTCGCGCGTCTGACGGGAAATTTTCGGGGCTTCCTGAAAGAAAAAGCCACTGACAGCGGAGAACAAGTTGCGATTGCTAGAACTTCTTGTTCACATCGTCATATGGCTTTCGGACAAGCTGCTTAGATTGCTGCTAAGCACAGTTTCAGTAACGAATCATATACGGAACAGTCTTTTCCTGTCAATCTTTTTGAAAAGTTAGTTGACAGAAATCTAAAAGTGTTGTATTATCTAAGTATCAAGAGGCAGAAAGCCAAGGAGGTGATACATCTTGAAGAGATTGAAAGAGCTGCTTGCGGTTGTGGCCGACATCGCTACAATCGCAAGCTTCATTCTGACAATCGTCTTGCTAATCTTTAACTAGACGAGGCGGAGCGGGGAAAATAACAGGCTTCCCGCTCCGTTCCCTAGAAAAATAATATCGAAGCCTTTTTTTGTCAAGACAGGAGGATTTAGAAAAATGACGGCATTGAAAATCGCGCTGGTCGTGCTTTTGGGAATCGCGGTCGCCTGCAGAATCGCGGTTCGGGTTCTTGGAAGAAAGAAGTAGGAGTTTCTATGGCAAAGTCAACAAAAACAGATACAGAGACGGGAAAGAGCAGGCGCATAGCCCGCGAGATTCTAAAGGTCGTAGCTGAGGGGGCTGTTGTCGGCGTTCTCTCCGCTGTTATACAGCATTTCATATTCAAGGTTTAGGAGGCACGCTATGGCTCTAGTTCAGTCCGATGTGTACAAGGGAAGAGGCGGAAAGCGCGAGGGCGCGGGACGGCCGAAAAAGGAAGTCCACCGCGTGCGCTTTCAGGTGTCGTGCCAGCCCGACGAGAGGGAGACTCTTGAGCGCAAGGCAAAGGCCGCCGGAATGTCCCTGTCAAAGTTCATAATATCCGCCGCGCTCAACGCGTAGCGTGCTTTCCGCCCTGATTCCGGGGCGGATTTTTTTTACCGCGCTATTTTCTGAGATTCTCCAGAGCGGCGATTATGATAGGCGACAGACCGCCGAGAATCGACACGATTGCCGCCGACGACACGCCTTTCATCACGAAGAACACCGCCGCGCCTATTCCCGACAGCGCAATCAGGAGCGTTGCAGCCTGCCCGATTGCCGGAAGAATGAAATTCGCGCGCGTGTTGCTCTCCATCGCCTTTATCTCCGCGTCTGTGATTTTCTCTGTCATTGCCATTATTCTTTCTGGAAAGGACGGGTCAATCTCCTGGAAGCCTTTCATTGTGCTTGGATGCGGAAGCGGCCCCGCGTAAAGCTCCTGCTTCGCGTGCGTTATCTCCGCTTTCGGGGCGGCCGCCCTCTTAGTCTTCGGAATCATCGCGCCGCATTTCCTCATAAGCAATGGCCTTTCTCATATTGTCGCCGACCTTGCGGAAGCTCATGCCGACCTTGCGCCACGCGCCCCCGATGCTCGGCTTCTCGATTTTTATAGGCTTCGGGAAAAGCACGCCGACCGTCCTTGCGCCTGCCATAATTCTGTTCATTTTCCTTTTCTCCTTTTCTCTTATTCTCTTCCTACAGCCCCGAAAAATCAATCGTTATGATGTTGCCCTCAACCCTGATGATGCGGCCGCGGTGCTCTTGGCTGCGGCCTCGAGCGAGGCCATTATCATGCGCTTCTCCGCCCGGCTGAGCTCGGGGTAGACATCGGCGAAGCGCTCTATGTCCGCGCGGTCGCCGGGGGAAAGGTTTCTCCCGCTCTTTTTGCCGTCCCCGGCCTCTTTTCCTGTGAGCAGGTACTCCATTGAGAGATTAAGGGCTTTAGCCACATCGTGGAGCATGCGCGCCTTTGGCTCAGTCTTCTTCCAGTTTCTGATTGTGCTTTCTCCAATTCCTGAAATTCTGCTTAGCTCGGAGCGGTTCATTCCGCGTTTTTCGATTTCGCTTTCAATCCTTTCAAAGAGCGCGGAGTTTTCCCCTGTGCTTCCGCTTTCCGGCTCTTTCTCGCCGGTTATGAGGTATGAGAGAGGCACGCCGAGGAAATCCGCGACCTTGAGGGCTGTGTCTGCGGACGGAATGGAATCTCTTTTTATCCACATTGAAATAACAGCGTTGTTAATGCCTAAAGATTCAGCCAGCTGAGATTTTGTTTTTCCTTGAAAATCGAGTTCTTCTACAACTCTTTGAATAAATGACATAAAAGCCTCTCTTTCCCCCGCCGCCCGCCTTTTTATCGTCTGAAAGCCCTAAAAGATTACTGAATCTTCTAAAAATTAACCAAAAATCATTAAAAAATCTAAAAAATCTAACAAATGTTAAAAAAAACATTAAAAATACTTGACATTTAACATTTGTTAGATAATATAAAATACATAAATTAACAAAAGTTAAACGGTAAGCCAAACAAGGAAAAAGGAGAAAACTATGGAGCAGCTAGAACTATTCGACGCTCCGGCTGAGAAGAAGCCGGACGTTCTGATGACCACCGCAGAGCTTGCGGAAGCGTTGAATGTATCACAAAGCACGCTAAAAAACACAGTTGAAAAACTCCGCCAGGTACTTGGCGGAGTTTCCACGAACTCACAGGGCGGCTACCTGTTCACGCAGGAGCAGGCAACTTTAATCAAGAAAGAAATCCAGAAGCACCACAACCTGAAGAGCCGGCAGATAGACAGCGTTAAGAGCGAGCTTGAAATTCTTGGCAACGCGCGCGAGGCAATGGCCGACCTTGCCAAGCTCTACGCGAGCGCGGCGAAGAGGGCTGAGGCCCTGGAGAGGGAGAACGCGGAGCTTCTGCCAAAGGCGGAGTTCTACGACGGCTACCTTTCGCAGGACGGGCTGTACAGCTTCACGGACGCGGCGCGGGCGATAGGGTGCACGCGGGCAAGGCTTATGAAGCTGCTGAAGGGGAAGTTCATATACGAGACGCCGAACGCGAAGTACGGCTACAGGTGCTACACGGAGTACCGCGACCTGTTCCGCACGAGGCCGTACAGCTTCGCGGGCGGGCGGGGCTTCCAGCTTATGCTGACGGTGAGGGGGCTTGAGAAGTTCGCTCGGATAATCAGAAAGGAGGACGGAGAATGAAAGGGACAGTCATGGTGGAGACAATCGCGCCTAGGCTGCTTTCTAGGCGGGACACGGCGAAGTACCTGGGAATCGGGCTCAACGCGGTGGACAAGCTGAAGATACCGAGGCTGAGGCTTTCGGAGAAGCGGTTCGCCTACGACGTGCGCGACATAGACGCGTGGATAGAGGCGAGGAAGAGCGAGGCGGAAGAGGCGCGAGGAGATTGACGCGTTCCAGAGGCGGACGGACGCTCTCGCGGAGCTTAGAGGCATTCTTGAGGACAGGTACTGGAGTCTCGTCAAGAAGGACAGACTGCACGGCATGAGCAGGAAGCGCGGGCGCGTGGAGGCGGCTATCTCGGCGGAGCTTGAGAGGCTCAATGCGGCTTACGGCGAGGCTCTCGCGGGGCAAGGCCGGATTTTGGACCTGTGCTTCCGCCGGGCGGAAAGGCGCGCAGGAGCAGAGCTCCGCGCTCTTGAGGCTGAGATGATGGGCGAGTGCGTCTCTCAGGCGTACTCGATAGACCGCCCGGACCTTGTGCGCGACTACGGCAACGGCCACGTGACGGAGCTCGGCGAAAACGGCGAAGTGCTTTACGAGAGGTTTTAGATGAAATCCAAAGGAAACAAATGGACATGGGCGCAGCTCTTGGGCGCGCACCAGAAAAAGGAAAAGGAGGAGAAGAAGATGAAGCTGAACAGGGAAGGCGGAATCTGGAAAGTCTACGAGAACGGGACGCTGCTCTACGCGAGCACGTCATTTTTCAGGGCGTACAAGTACCTTTACGACAGGGCAGAAAGAGGAAGAATCACATGGGTATGCCGGTACTGATTATTGGAGAGAGCGGGAGCGGAAAGACGTTCTCGCTGAAGAATTTCACGGCTGAGGAGATCTCGATCTTCTCTGTGGAGAAGAGCCGCCTGCCGTTCCAGAAGAAGCTGCCGCTTCTTCCGCACGCGACATACGCGGACATCGGAAAGGTTCTGCGCGAGAACCTGAACAAGAAGGCCTACGCGGTGGACGACAGCCAGTATCTTCTGGTGAACGAGAACTTCGACCGCGTTGAGGAGTCGGGCTACAAGAAGTTCACGGACATGGCGGTCCATTTCCGCAACCTCGTGCACTTCGTGAACAAGAATCTTCCGGACGATGTGGTTGTCTACTTCCTGCACCACACGGAGACGGACAGGAACACGGGCAAGGTCAAGGCGAAGACGGTGGGGAAGATGCTCGACAACCAGCTGACGGTGGAGGGCTGCTTCGACATCGTTCTTCTGGCCCAGGCGGAGAGCGACGGGCACTATTTCGTCACGCAGTCGGACGGTTACTCCACGGCGAAGAGCCCGGAGGGAATGTTCGAGCTGAAGATTCCGAACGACCTTAAATTTGTCGACACGAGAATCCGCGAGTACTACGGGCTTGCCGAGGCGCAAGGAACAAAAGCATAGGAACAGGAGAAAAAGAATATGGGAATGAGCAACTTCACATTCAAGGAAAGCCCGCTCTACGCGGACTGCGTTCCGGGCGTGTGGACTGCGGGAATCGCGGACATGAAGATGTCTGACGACCGCAAGTATATCGAGATAAGCGTGGGGCCTTGCGAGAAGGAGGCGAAATGGAACCGCATGCCGTTCAGGAAAAGAATCTACGACGGCGACAGCTTCGACAGCCAGTGGTCTAAGTTCTGCGAGTGCTTCGGCTTCACGGCGCAGAACGCGCCCAATCCGCTCGGAGACTACCGCGCGTTCGTGGGAAAGCGCGGCAAGGTTAAGTTCAGCTTCGAGAAGAGGGAGCAGCAGGCGGACGGCTCGTGGGCGAACGTGCCGTCGGACTATATGCAGGTCGTCTTCCTCTCGCCTAAGTCTAAGCTCGAGATCGGGCCGCTCCAGAGCGCGCCTCTTCCCTCTTTCAGTGCGCAGGCCCCGAAAACTCAGGCGCAGAGCCAGGGCTTCGAGACATCTTATCCCGCGCCCGACCCGACACCGCCGGGGGCTGGAAGCACCCAGGGCGGAAGCCTCACGGCTTTCCCGGAGGACATACCCTTTTAGCGTTCAGGCGGCGTGCCGCCTGTTCTGCGGAAAAATCATCAGCTGGAGACGGATATGAGAGAAAGCTTTGTATTCCATGACAAGTATCTTCGGGACGTTCCCGATGAGCTTTTCGACACTTTCGCGGGCTATGTCGCGAGATACGGGCTATACGGAAAGGAGCCTGAGTTCGAGGACTGGCGCGAGCGGAAAATCTGGAACGACATAAAGGACAGGATAGACGCGGACACCGAGAGCTACGTGACGGTCACGCTCAAGAAGAAGCTCGCGTTCGCTGTGAGCCACTTCAAGGCCGGAAAGGCGAACCAGGCGGAGATAATGCTTTTGAAGGAGCAGGGCTTCAACTTCAGCACGTGCGACTTCTCAGCCGTTCCCGCTGAATCTATGGACATAAAAAATGATGAAAAACAAACGTCGGAAAATTTTATGGACATAAAAAACATAAAACAGCCGTTTTATGAACATAAAAAACATAAAATTTCCGATTCTGCGGATTTTATGAACATAAAAAACAATCAAAAACAAACGCCGGAAGATTTTATGGACATAAAAAACAATCAAAAACAAACGTCAGAAGATTTTATGGACATAAAAAACAATCAAAAACAAACGTCAGAAAATTTTATGAAGGGCGAAAACAATACAGATACAAATACACGCCGTGTATCTGTATCTGAATTTTTACCTGTACCTGAGTCTGTAGTTGTAGTTGAGTCTTTAGGAAAAACTGCTACTACTACTGAACATAAAAAAAAGAAAAAAGACACGCCTGACGGGGAAGTCTCCGCGGACGAAGAGGAAAAGCCGGACATCGGCGACATCAGCGCGTTCATCGACGAGAAGGACCTGAACGTGAACGCCGACGACTTCTGGGCGTACTACTCTGGAAGCCCCGGAAAGGACTGGCGGAGAATGCTTGTCTCGTGGAGCCGGCGCGAGCGGAACCCCAATGCGCGGAACATTGACAACTCCGCCAAGTGGAACTTCAGCCGCAAGGAGGGCTAGATATGCAGCAGTTCCAGAACGCGGGGGGCGCGCAGGACGCTCCGGCGAAGACAGGACTTTCCGGCGTGGTCGAGAGCCTTGTCTCAGGCTCGCTTGTGGCAAAGAAGATTGTCTGGAGAAAGACTTTCTCCGGGTCCACGAGATACCAGTTCTGCCCGTTCTGCATAAGAGACAAGGGCGTGAGGAAAAGGGACATCGACCGCTTCCTGAAGCTGAAATTCTCGAAGAAGAGGCTCACGGAAGACGAGCAGGCCTTTATGGAGGCGACCTACAGGAAGCTCTCCGCGCTTGAGGCCGTGAGGTACAAGCTCCTGATAAGGGTGTCGGACGCTTTCGGGGCGGTCGCCTACGAGACGGGCTTCAGGTGCCCTCACTGCGGAAGCGACGTGGGGATAGGCGACCTTGAGGGCTTCTGGTGCCGTCAGGCGGACAGAAACGCCGGCGAGAAGAAATATATCAGGCTTGACAGCGGGAACTGGCAGGCCGAGTTCTACGGAGGCGCGAAAAATGGGGAGGCTTGAAATCCACTGCCTCGCCCTTGACGGCGAGATTCCGTCAAAGAAGAACTCGCGGATAAACACGCGGAGAGGGCGGAGCTTTCCAAGCAGGAAGTTCCAGGAGTGGCACAGCGCGGCGGTGAGGTCGCTTGAGAGGCAGTGGGGCGGAAAGAAGCCCCTGGACTCGCCGTGCCTTGTCGCGGCGGCTTTCTTCCACAGCACAAGGCGGCGGCGCGACAGCGACAACCAGCTATCGAGCGTGCTAGACACTCTTGTGGACGCGGGAGTCCTGAAGGACGACAACTGCAATATCGCGCGCGTGCTTATGGCGACCAGCATTTTCGGGGCTGAAAAGGACAGGGCTCTCCTGATGATAAGGGAGCTTGACGAATCGGAGACAAGAGATGACAGAGAGCCTTTTTCCGGAGATAGAGGCGGAGGAGAAGAGGCGGGAGCGGAGAATCCTCGCCGGGACTCTTCCGCGCTTTGACAGCCCCTCGTGCGACAACGAGGCTCTCCTCAATCTCCAGTACCGCTATCTTGTGCTAGGCGACAGGACTGCGTGGGCGGAGCTGTGGGAGCGGAGCCTCGGCATAGCCGGGAAGCTCATAACAAAGGAGCGCAAGGAGAAAGGGTTCTATCTCTCGGCCTCTGACTATGAGGACAAGAGAATCGAGGCCGTGGAGTACGTGCTGAGGAGATACGCGAAGAGGTACAGGGGCGGACGGCGATGGCACGTGTCGAGCAGCTTCATAAGCGCGCTCTACGGCGGCGTGAGGCACGCCCTCTACTACGACTCCCAGCGGAAAAAGGAGAGCGGAAACGCGGGCCTTAGAATCGACTATGTGGGCGACTTCTTCGATGTCGCGCTCGCAGGAGGACAGGACAGATGATAACGACAAGACAGATAGCGGCATGCGCAGGAATGAAAAGCGAGACTGTGGGGAACACTCTCCGCCGTCTCGGAATAAAGGGACGAACAGGCGGAAAGTCGGCGGGCTACCCGAACTGGGCGCTCGACGTTGTGAAGAGGCTGTCGGACCCGCTGTGGAAGGTGAGCGTGATGAACGGGCTTGGGCTCTATGAGGTGAAGGCGTGCTCGCTCTCCATGGCTGAGGCGGCTTTCCTTGCCGGGACTTTCAGGAAAAGCGGAAAGGAAGCGCGCGCGACACCGCAGCTTCTCTTCGCGGAGAAAATGGAATGAGGGCTAAGCTGTGCGCGTATCCGGGCTGCGGCGCTGTAGTGCCTTTCGGCCAGCGGTACTGCGAGAGGCACGAGGCGAAGCGCAGGGCGGACGAGACGGAGCGCGTGTCGGCAAGCTGGGCCAAGGCAGGGCGCGCAGGCGACTACCACAGCGCGAAGTGGCGCGAGCTGAAGAGGCGCATTGTCGCTTCACATCCGTACTGCGCAAGGTGCGGAGAGACAAGGCGGCTCGAGGTCCACCACATAAGGAGCGTGCGCCTCCACCCTGAGCTTATGCTCGACGAGTCGAACCTGATGGTTCTGTGCCACTCGTGCCACGCGCTGGAGACAAGGCGCGAGATTGAGGAGCGCAGGCGGCGGTGAGATTCCGCGGGGGGAGGGGCAAAAAAACGGAACGCGGGCCCTCACCACCATCGCCCCCCAGTCCGCGCGCGAGAATGTCAAAAATAGCATTTAAAAATGTATAGTATAAAACAAAGACCAGGGGCTATTTCTTCGACCTCGCGATGTAGCCGCTGGCCGGCAATGGCCGCCAATGGCGGAAAAATGCGGAAAGACGCAAGGAGAATCTTATGGCAGGACGCGGACGGCCGAGAAAGCCCGTGGAGCTCAAGAAGCTCGAGGGGACTTTCAGGGCCGACAGGGACGGCGAGGCGGAGGCGGTGCAGTGCGCTGTAAGGCGTACGTCTGTCATTCTCGACCGAAAGAGCATACCCTGCCCGGAGAGCATAAAGGACGAGTACGTCAGGCGGTACTGGCGGAGCCTCACAAGGGGGCTTCTGTCAATCCATGTCCTCTCGGGGTCGGACATCCCGCAGCTCGAGATGATGATGAAGATTCTCGAGCGGGCGCGGAGACTGCAGGAGAGGCTCGACGCGGAGTATCTGGACAGCGAGGAAGAGGAGGCCCTCGAGAAGCGCTACCTGAAAGCCGTGGAGTCGTTCGACAGGCTGGCGCAGAAGTACTACATAAGCCCGGCGGCGCGCGCGAAGCTCACGCTCGACGAGCTGAACGTGGTCAAGACCGGGCAGGAGATAGCCAGGGGCGCGGACGGAGTGTCGGCGGTGCTGGCCATGAGGAAGTGAGCAAGACAAGCGGGGGCGGGGCGCGGGTCCGAGTCCCGCACGCGGAAGAAAACAGGGCGATCGTATGCGCAATAGCGTCGGCGGCGGCCCTGCCCCGCGCTAGACCTGCATTGGGCTTTTCCTGTTTCAGGATAACGGCAGGCTGGCAGCCGGAAAGACGGCAGGGCGGAGCAGGTGCGGGAGAGGCCCATAACCTTTCCCTCCGGTTCAAGTCCGGATTCCGCCTGTAGCCCGTCACGGGCTAATAAAGTTAGGCATGGCTTTTGCGTCTTTTCCGAGAGCGGGGCGGCACAACTGTTAGTTTTTTGTGGAAAAAAAAACACGCGGCAAAGACCGGCCGGACGCGGAAGTTTTCCGCTCCGGGCGGATGCCCCGAAAAGACGATGCCTTTACGTGTTTCCCGAAGGCGCGCCGGCACAAAAAAGCATCTGTCTTCCGGCAGATGACGCGGCGGCGGAAAAACCGGTCAGCTTTGGCGGCTTCAACAAATGCAAACCGCCGTTCTTTTTGAAAAGGAGGAGAAAAATATGAAAAAGATTTTTGTGATTTTGCTGATTCTTGCAGCTTGCCTTATGGCCGGTTGCACAGGAAATGATTTGGCGGAAATGAATTATAACCGGGAGGCCCGTTCCGCAAAGTTTCAGTCGGAATATGCGTTAACAGTAAACAAGCTGGAGATGAAAGAGGGCAACTTCAAGACATACAGAAGAGTGACTTTTTACAATGTCCGGCTTGGTGAAACCGTCTTTATCTGTGAGGGATATTGCCATGTACAGGTTGATAAGGACAGCGACATTGAGATTGTCGTTAAGACAGGTGATGAAGAATACTTGCGTCATTACTTGGGTCAGAAGCAGGATATTACATACTTTTCAGAACAGTTGAAACCTGTAAAGCAAGATGAATACCGCTATCAAATCTTTTGGAATCCTAAATTGTGGATTCCAGAATTAAAGACAGTGCGGGGGCTTGTGGGAAAATGATAATGACGCAGGGACTTCTGGACTTTTCAGACACGCTGACAGACGCGGACGGAGACACTATTGTTGTTGACCGCCTGTCTGACACAGTAAGAATAATATCGCTTCTTCTTAAATGCAGCGGAAAAAAAGCCCGTAAAGTCCTTGCAAAGCTGCAAAAGGATTTTGACGTCTACTCAAACGAATGGACAACACAGCTGATTCTTGCCAAGGACGGCAAGATAATCCATAACTTCGAGGCTCACGGCGAGACCAGCTGGCACGGCCATAAATACAACCCGGTGAATGAATGGGACTTCCGGAACTTTGTAAGCGGAAAAAAAATGCGGTGGGAAAAAATAAAGGCGGCGCAAAAACCGCCGAAGCCTATTAAAATCACCTGCACCGAAATACAGCTGAAAAGAGCAAGGCAGTTGTATTATGCGCGTTCAGTCGGTTTTGACATCGGATACGCGGATTACAAAAGGTTTTATCTTGTCTAAAAGGAAATGAAGAAATGAAAAAAAAATTGCGTCTATGCGGACAGCCTGAAAGAGGCGGAAGAAATATTTCACTGTCAAATGACGGAATTTGTAGAGATAACAAAAGTGGAATGTGTGGGAAAATCTATTATTTAACTTGACAATGTGTATAAAATGCGTATAATAGAATTATGAAACGAAAAGATTTGATTAAGCGGCTTGAAAAAGCAGGTTTTATCTTAGAGCGTCATGGCGGAAACCACGATGTCTATTCACGAGGAAAAGACAAGGAGACCGTTCCCAGACATTCAGAGATAAACGAAAACCTTGCAAAGAGTATTCTGAAAAGGTGGAAACTGTAAAGCCGACCGCCAAAAACGGCGGTTCAAATCTTTTTTACGGAGGTAATTTTTTTATGACGGTTATATACCCGGTTGTTTTTACGGAAACCAAAGACAAAAAGAATACAGTGCTTGTCTATATTCCTGATATTGACAGGACGACGGAAGGCTACGGAACTGCTGACGCTATCGCAATGGCAAAAGACTGCATCGGAAACATATTGTTTGATGTTCCAAATTCAGAGCTTCCAAATGCAAGCGAAATAGATACAGTAGTCGCAAGTTCAAGCCCGTTCTGCAATGACGGAAAATCATTCGTTTCTTTGGTAGATGTCAACCTGGATGCGTTCAGGCAAAAAGAAAAATCAAAGAGCGTCCGCAGAAACATAACGCTTCCGCAGTGGCTTGATGAAATGGCAACTTCTGCAAGACTAAACGTTTCTTCAATTGCACAAAAAGCACTTAAAAATGAACTGGGAATTGTATAAAAAATGAGTTGTCAAGCAATTCTTAACAACTCATATAATCCGCTATGCTTTCAACGCAAGGTCAACAAGAAACCTTGACAATGAAAGCCCGGATTTTTCCGCTTTTTCGCGGATAATCTTTTCTTCTGACGGCTGGCAGGAAACCTGAAAGCGGACGCGTCCGCTTCTCGGTGTCTTGCCAGCCGGAGGAGCTTGCGGAGCTTAAAAGGCTCGCCGCCGCATCGGGAAAGACAACAAGCCGCTTTCTTCTGGACCTCGCGCTCGGCAGGAAGTGACGGAAGGGGGAATTCCAGCAACGGAATTCCCCTTTTTTTTGCCCGGCTGACTGTATTTTTCATATGGGATACACAAATACAGAAAGGGGGCGTGCCAATGCGCGACTTCCGGCACATACTTGAAAGCTACATAGACGGCGTTCTCTCGGGGGGCGTGCCGTCTTGCCTGTACACGAGAAAGGCGGTGCAGCGCTTCGTCTCCGACAGGAAGAAGGAGAAGAGGGCGGAGTTCCCGTTCGCGTTCGACTATGAGGCCGCGTCTCTTCTTCTGGGCTTCGCCGAGAGCCTCAAGCCGGGAGACATGGACGGAAAGGCTATAGAGCTTCTTCCGTGGCAGGTGTTCTGCCTTGCAAATCTCGAGGGCTGGCGGTGGAAAAAGGAGCCGGAGCGGAAAAGATACCGCACGGCGTACATCGAGGTGAACCGGAAGAACGGCAAGACGACCGGGCTTCTCTTCCCGCTCGTGCTGTTCAACTTCCTGAAGTACCGCTCCAGCGAGAGCTACATTGTTTCAAGCGACGACCGCCTGTCAGAGAAGACTTTCAAGGAGGTGGCGGACATCGTGAGGAGCGACGAGGCGCTTGACGCGGCGCTCAAGTGCATGAGCCTTGCCATAACGTTCCGCGACACGGCGGAGAAGAGCCGGCTGTCTTTCTACTGCGACGGCGGAAAGGTGCCGGACGGACTGCGCCCGCGCTTCTTCTGCCTTGACGAGTACCACCTCTTCGCCACGGACAAGATTCTCGACTCGATGACGCTCGGAATGAGGAGCAAGAAGGACGCTCAGGGCGTGATGATAACCACGGCGGACGCTGATGTCTCCGTGCCGTGCTACGAGCAGCACCTGAAGACAAAGCGCATACTCAACGGAATACAGGAGCAGGAGGACTTCTTCGGCATAATCTACGCGCTCGACGACGGCGACGACTACCACGACCCGGCAGTGTGGGCCAAGGCGAACCCGAGCCTCAACGACATAATCGACCCTAGCGTGATAAAGAGCGACATAGACAACGCGGAGCTAACCCCGCACAAGATTCCGGAGCTGAAGGCCAAGACTTTCGGAATCTGGGGCGGCGGAAGCGAGAAGGGCTGGATTCCGGTTGAAGTCTGGCAGAAGAACCGGGACATCGTTCCTGACTGGGCGGAATTTTCGGGGCTGGAGTGCTTCGGCGGGCTCGACCTCGCGCAGGTTGACGACCTGTGCGCTTTCACGCTGTGCTTCAGGAAAGACGGAAAATTCTTCTTCAAGCACCGCTTCTACGTTCCAGAGGACACCGTGATGGCGCGCTACCGCAAGGAGAATGTGAGCTTCGTGCCGTGGGTGGAGAGCGGCATTGTGACCGCGATACCCGGGCCGACAATCGACTACTCGTTTATCCTTAGGGACATTCTAGGCGACGCCGGGAAGTACCGGCTGCGCGGAATCGGCTACGACAAGTGGCAGGCGCGGGACATAGTAAGCGGAATAGAGGAGAGCCGCCCGGACATCGTGCTTGTGGAGGTGGAGCAGTCGCTAAAGAAGCTAAGCCCGGTCGCCAAGGCGTACGAGAAGGCGGTCAAGGACGGGCTTGTGGTGGACAACTCGCCCGTCATGCTCTGGATGATGAACAACGTGGAGATAAGGCCCGACGCGAACGGCAACTACAAGCCGATGAAGAGCGGGAAGTCTTCCACGGGGCACATAGACGGCGTGATCTCCTCGATGATGAGCCTCGCGGTCGCCACGAGCGACATCTTCCGCCTCGGCGGGACGGACATAAAGGACCTTTTTTTCTAGCGGCAGTGGAAAAATTCCCGGAAATGCGCTACAGTGTTCCACGGCTTAACCATTTTGGGGACATTTCCCACTCCTTTTGGGGCGCGCGGCTTCTTCTCCGCGCGCCCTTTTTCTTTCCCTCTGACTGTACGCAAGAGGATTTTTCACGATATGAGACTTTTCGGACTAGAGATAAGGCGCAGGAGGCGGCAGGACAAGGCCCCGGTCGCCATGCAGACAGGCGGCGGGGTGTTCCGCTTCAGCCCGTATATGACAACAGGCGAGATGATGGCGAACTCCACCGTGAACGCGTGCGTTAACATAATCGCCGACGCTGTGGCCTCGCTGTCGTGCAACGTCTACAGGAGAAGCGGGGAGGGGCGCGTGAAGGACACTGCTTGCCCTCTCGCCGTTCTCCTGAAGAGGATGCCCAACCCCTGCGACACGCACTCCAGCTTCTTCCAGCAGGTCATGCTCCATCTGCTGCTCAAGGGGAACGCGTTCATCTACGTTGAGCGCGGCGGATTCTCGGGCTCGCCTCTCTCCCTCTGGGCGGTCGACCCGGACACGGTGGAGATAAAGAGGGGCGCGGGCGGCGAGCCTTTCTACGTGGTGACGACCGACCACGGCGTTTTCCAGTACACAAGCGGCAACATGCTCCACATCCCGGCGATAAGGTACAACCGTCTGCGCGGCCTCTCGCCTCTTGAGTACTCGGCGCACTCGGCGCGGACAGGGCTCCGCCTCGAGGAGTACACGATGGACTACTTCGACAAGGGCATACACTCCAAGTTCATGGTCGGCGTGTCCGCGCGGAGCCTGGGCAAGCCGTCGCTCACAAGGGACGACAAGGCGGAGATAAGCGACATGTTCCTGAACGCCTACGGCGGCCGGGACAACGCGAGCCGCCCGCTTGTCTACAACTCCGACGCGTCAAAGCCCGAGGCCATAGCGTGGCCTGAGAACCGCGAGGCGCAGCTTGTGGAGAACCGCGCTTTCACGGAGAAGGAGATAGCCAAGATTTTCCGCGTTCCGCTCTTCATGCTCGGAAGCGAGAACTCCAAGTTCACGAACATGGAGCAGGCGAACACGAACTTTCTCCAGCACACGCTAACGCCGTGGCTGGTCCGGCTTCAGGAGCACCTCACGCTTCTTCTCCCCGGCCAGGACGAGTACGTGGAGTTCGACACCAACACTATGCTCCGCGCCGACTACGCGACGCGCTGGAGCAACTACCGCGAGAACTTCAAGAACGGGCTTTTCACGCTCAACCAGATTATGGACGCGGAGAACATGCCGCGCGTCGCCCCGGAAATCGGCGACAAGCACTTCATGCAGGCGCAGTACAGCGCGCTAGAGGACGGCAAGGCGGAAAAGCCGGACAGGGAAAACACGGAAAAAGGCGCGGAAGAAGACGGCGGAAAACCCTTTCAGACGCGCGAGGATTGACGCACAGCGTCTTTCAGGGCTTTCAGCGTGATTTTTACCGTCTGATGTTAGGAAAGCCCGCCCAAAGCCTTTTTGAGGCTTCCGGGGCTTGTCTGACTGTACAGGAAAAAAGACAGGAGACATTTCTATGGACATCTTGATAGACAGGGAGATAGGCGGGCCTTGCGGAGTGACGGCGGCGGAGCTTAGGAGCCGCCTCGCCGAGGCAAAGGACGGCGAGGACGTGCGGATATGCGTGGACTCGCCCGGCGGGGACTGCTTCGAGGGCTTCGCCGTGTACAACGCGATAAGGGACTTCGCGAGAGGCAGAAAGGCCGGGCTCTCGGTGTACATACAGGGAATGGCGGCGTCCGCCGCGTCGTGGGTCGCGCTCGCGGCCTCGTCCGTGTCGGGCTGCCGAGTGTCGGTGGAGGACAACTCCGTCTTCATGATTCACAACTGCTGGGGAGTCGCTGTGGGCGACCGGCGCGCGATGATGAGGAGCGCGGAGCTCTCGGGAAGAATAGACGGCATAATGGCGGAGATGCTCGCGCGCAAGAGCGGAAAAGAGGCCCCGGAAATCTCGGCGATGATGGACGAGGAGACGTGGCTTTTCGGAAAGGAGATTGTGGACGCGGGCTTCGCCGACGAGCTCATAGAGGACAAGGAAAGAAAGAGCGGGGACGGCGGGCGCGAGAATTCCCTTGTGCTTGCGCGGAAGAGGTTCGCGGACTGCCAGTCGGCGTGCCAGAAATCCGCGGAGACCGGGGATTTAGGGATAAGCTCGGCGTTCGCGGCCCTCGCCGACGAGGAGGCTCTGGAGACGGCAAGGAAGAAGAGGCTCCAGGAAGAGGAGACGGCCCGCGCAAGGCTCGCCTCTGCCCGGCTTCTGTCCGCGCTCGCCCGGTAGAAAAAGAGAGAGGCTTCCGCCAGGAATTTTCCCGGCGGAAGCCCTTTTTTTTAGCGCGCTACCTTTCAAGCGCGCACGTCACCATGAACTTTGACAGGGACATTCCGGCTTCCTCAGCCTTCTCGCGTATGATTCTCTCCTCCGACGGCTGGCAGGAGACCTGGAAGCGAACGCGCCCCGTCTCCAGCTTCTTCCGTCCGCCTCCGTGGTAGCCGTAGCCCACATATTTAGGCTTCTCTTCTGTCTTTCCGCTTTCCATTCTTCCGCTCCCTTATTCTCTCCGTCGCGTTCATCACAAGCCCGACTCCGATAAGCACAAGCCCGACGGCTTTCACAGCCTCTACAGCAGTAATGAAATTCATTTGACACCTCCTGAAAAAACTGGTAGCTTAGAGACGCGGACGGCTGGATTGCCGCCCGCGCCCGGATGCTATCTTTTCATCAGAAAGACGGCAACCTTGAAAGCTACCTCGCAGACAGCGGCAATTCCTGCAAGAAACGTGCCGATGTCCGCGAGCCAAGAGCCGCGCCAGCAGCGCGGCTTTTTCCGTTTAGATGACTTGCGCTTCATCACCTAACCCCCTGACAGCCTTATATTAGCACATTCTATTTATTTTAGTCAAGACATTTACAAAAAAAATCACAGAAAAATTCCGGAATTTCTTTTCTCTGACTTTAGGGGAATGGAAAATAAGAAATGCAATGTGCTGCGGAACACAAAATCAAGAAAGAACAGGATTTTCTATGACCAGCTGATTATGGAGCTTGCGATAGAGATTTACACAGGCGGCGAGCTTGACGCGGAGCTTCCGCTGTTCTCGTACGCCGGTGTCGGGAAGTGCTTCAAGTATTCGGTGGCGCGCGTGGGCGAGGTCCTTTCAGAAAAGGAGATTGAGGACTTGAGGCGCGAGGTCGCCCAGATGAGGGAAGAGCCGCCCCCGGAAAGCCTTGCAGACTTGAAGAGAATGTTCCTCGCTCATTTCTCCGGGATAACGGACTGCCACCTCTCCGCGCTTAACTGCCTTGACTTCGCCCGGCTTAAACGGCTTGCCGCTAGCGGACGTTGAAAACGCCGTCTATCCACCGCTCCACCTCGCCCGCGGGGACTCCGTTCCTGTACTTGTCGCGTATGGCGGCGAGCCGGGGGCTGAGTTCCCCGCTCCCGTCCGGAATCAGTTTCGTCTTTTTTCTCCATTCGCCTCTTCTGGGGCGCGCAAGGAAAAGGGGGACAAGCTCCTCGCTGAAGAATTTCGTGCCGTTTACAAGGACGAAAGGCAGGGCGCGCTGCCGCATGAAGTTTGTCACCAACGTGGCGTTACTCAGCCCCGCAATCCGCATTATCTCCGTCGCCGTGTAGTGTTTTTTTCCGTCTATTCTTACCATGCCTGTACAGTCATCGCCTGAAAACGGAAATCTGACTGTAGGGGAAAGACACTTTTTCCGCGTTCTAGCGGACTGGAGGAAAGCAGATTGACTGTTATCGAGATGAAAAGCGAGCGCGCAAAGCTCGCTGAGGAGATGAAGGCTCTTGCCTCAAAGGTGGCGGCGGAGAACCGCGCGTACACTGAGGAGGAGGACAAGCGGTATGCGGAGCTTGACGCGCAGATTGCGGACCTGAGCGGAAAAATCACCGCCATGGAGCGGGAGGAGAGGGCACAGGGCTTCACCGACGCGGCCCCGCTCCCGAAGGCCGAGCCGGAGCAGAAGAAGGGCAGCCTCTTCAACGTTGTGCGCGTGAACGGACAGGCGACTCTCCAGCTCAGCAACAAGGACGAGACTCTCACCGTGACAGACCAGGGCGCGGCCATCGCCCCGGAGGAGTTCGTGGCGGAGCTTGAGCGCGAGATCGCCAAGGAGGCGCTTGTCTACGCCCGCGTCACAAAGATTCCTGTCACAGGCGCGGGAAGCCTCGGTCTTCCGTACGAGGCTGCGGACGTGTCGGACGCGGAGTGGACAAGCGAGGTGCCGGAGTCGGAGATTTCGGAGGACAAGTCTTGGAAGTTCGGAAAGCGCAGCCTCGCGCCTACGGACCTGACGAAGCTCATCAAGTTCTCGAAGAAGCTTCTCGCCACATCGGCGCTTCCGATTGACACGATGGCGCGCGAGCGCATCGCCGAGAAGTTCACCGCCGCATACGAGAACACAATCATCAACGGCACGGGAACAGACCAGCCTCTCGGAATCTTCACTGCGAGCGACAACGGAATCCCGGCCTCGCGCGACGTGGAGTGCGCGGAGAGCCTTAAAGTTTCGGCTGACGACATCATCAACATGTACATGTCGCTGCGCCCTGCGTACCGCCGGAACGCCGTGTGGGTGATGAGCACCGCCGTGCTGAAGGACGTGATGAAGCTCACGGACAAGAACGGCCAGTACCTGTGGCACGAGTCGCTCCGCGTGGGCGAGCCGTCGACTCTCATGGGGCTTCCGGTTCTCGAGAGCGAGTACGCGCCTGCGGGAAGCGGCGCTTCCGGGGCATACGCCGCGGGCGACTATGTGATGGTTCTCGGAGACCTGAGCCGCTACAAGTTCGCCTACTGGAAAGGGCTTGACATCACAATCGCGACGGAGAAGTTCGCCGGCACGAACCAGGTCGGAATCTACGGCCACTCGCTCGCCGACGGACAGCCGACTCTTCCGGCTGCGTTCTCCCGCCTGAAGATAAAGGCCTGACGCGCAAAAAAAAGGGAATCCCCTGTATGGGAATTCCCTTTTTTTATTGCTCAAGGCACTTCTTGACAAAGAAATGCGACGGCTTCAAGCCGCTTGCCTCAATTCTTGCCTTAATCTGCTCGTATTCCTCCGGACTGCACGAGAAAGAAAAAGTCCTGTATTTTCTGCCGGTGGCTTTTCTTCCCACGTTGCCCTTCAAGTTGGTGCGGACACCGCCCCAGTTCTCCGAATACTCTTTTCCGTCCTGCTTTTTAGTTCCTGCCATGGTTCCGCCTACATTATGACTTTCACAAGAGCCGCGACCGCTCCGGCAAGCAGAAGAAGAGCAAAAATTGATTCAAAAACAAGAAACGCTTTTTTCATTTGACACCTCATAGAATATATTTTATATTTTTAGCAAGGATGGGCGGTATTTATCCGCCAGGCTCCTTTTCTACATCCTAATCACGTAGATTAAGACGGCAATTGCATAAATCAGCAGGGCTGCAATCTCAGCTGATTTGTTAAGCAGTTGCCATTTTTTTTCTCTTTTCACTTTATCACCTCCTTGTCAGTACCGTTCTTCCTGATGTTTTTATAATACACTGTTTTCTCTTTGTCGTCAATAGTTAAAAGCAAGATAAAATAAAATTGCTCTATGACTATACCTTATATGAAAATCAGACTGATTGAATTATTTGCCGGTGTCGGCTCGCAGGCGATGGCCTTGCGCGACATCGGGGCGGACTTTGAGCACTGGCGCGTTGTCGAGTCCGACAAGTACGCCGTGAGAAGCTACAACGCAATCCACGGCACGGATTTTGAGACGACCGACATTCGCAATGTGCGCGGAGCGGACTTGGGAATTGTCGATGTTGAAAAGTTTACTTACTTGCTTACTTACTCTTTCCCCTGCCAGGACTTGAGCCTTGCCGGAAAGCAAAGAGGAATGACCAAAGGAAGCGGCACAAGGTCGGGCTTGCTTTGGGAAGTCGAGCGGCTTTTGAACGAAACGGAAAACCTGCCGCAGGTTCTTCTTATGGAAAATGTGCCGCAGGTTCACGGCTCAAAGAATATTGACGACTTTAATCTGTGGATTGACTTCCTGAGAAGCAAGGGCTACAGCAACTTCTGGCAGGACTTGAACGCCAAGGATTACGGAGTGGCGCAGAACAGAAAACGCTGCTTTATGGTCTCGATTTTGGGAAACGGAACTTATGAATTCCCGGAGCCTGTGAAGCTGACCAAGCGGCTGAAAGACTACCTTGAGGATGAGGTTGACGAGAAGTATTACCTGAAGTCTGAAAAGGCTGACAGGCTGATTGCCGACTTGGAGAGCCGGGGAATTCTTGACGGCAAGGAGAAAGTAACCTGCGACGGCACAACGAACAAGCCTAAAGAAATTGATGTTATGAACTGCATTAAAGCAAGGTATGACGCTGGCATTACTTCCTTTCAGAGCGAGGGGGGGGACGGTTGTCGAGTGTGTCTGATGAACTACAACGAAATCAGAAAAGTTGACAACGAGTGCGCAAAGACCTTGTGCGCGAGGGATTATAAAGGATTCGGCACAGGATTCGATGTGCAGAACGGAGTTGTTGAATGGCAGAAATAAATCTTCTCGGCGGACTGCCGGGACACGAGAGAAAAGGGCGCAGGTTCCAGACAGGCTACAGCGTGTACGGCACGGACGGAATCTCGCCGACAGTTCTAGCTGACGGGGGGGGGGCTACGGAATAATGGTAACAATGGAATCTAAAAGACAGTCTGAAATAACCGCAAAGATAAAAGAAGATGGCTCTATAAGATTTTTTAGGAATGACGCTAAAAAAAGCGGAGTGAGTGAATTAGCTTGTTGTACTGAATCGGGGGTCGCGAACACCTTAACAACGAACGGCATAAAGTGCTTCTTGAAAGAGAAAAAAAAGTCTGAAATAAAAGTGGAGCAGATTGGAAACTTTACGGAAAGCAAAAGGGATAATCCTAACACAAAAGGAAGCGATGTAGTTTCGACAATAAGAGCCACCTATTACAAAAATGGTGAAAGGAACATACGAGAAAACGTCGAGACCTCAAAAGGATATGAGGGTGTGGTCGAGAAAAGAGGCTCGTATAGAATCCGCAAGCTGACGCCGAAGGAGTGCTGGAGGCTTATGGGCTTTTCTGATTGCGACTTTGAAAAGGCTCAGGCGGTCAATTCAAATACGCAGCTGTACAAGCAAGCTGGAAATTCCATTGTGAAAAGTTGCTTGATGGCGATTTTCAGGAAACTTGACTTATGATAAAAAAAAGACGCGGCTGATTTTTTTCAGCCGCGCCAGAAGCTACTCAAGGCACTTCTTGACAAAGAAATGCGACGGCTTCAAGCCGCTCTCTGCAATCTTTGCCCTTATCTGCTCGTACTCTTCCGGACTGCACGAGAAAGAAAAAGTCCTGTATTTTCTGCCGGTTCCGCTTCCTTTTTTGCGTCCGCCGCCGTGGTAGCCGTAGCCGACGTATTTAGGCTTTTCTGTCTCTTCGCTCATCAGACAACCCCGAATATCTTAAGGCAGACAAAAAGAACAACGGCATTCACAATGCCCTGAACAGCCGCAAGAATGATTTTAGACCAGAACGGCTCTTTTCCGTTTTCTGTTGACATAAAAGCCCCCTGGGAAGTAGAATGCGAGTACACAAAGGCGGAAGTTCTAAGACCGCCGCCCTTGTTCCCCGTTAGCGGACTATCAAATCAATGATGACCGCTGCAAGGATTTGGATTAAACCTGCAATTAGTAGCAACGATACTTCTTGCAGGTATTTTTTTATCCGGGCTGGCTGTCAAAAGGGTATTTTTTTATCCGGGCTGGCTGTCAAAAGGGTATTTTTTTAT